CTCCTTCTTTACGTTCTGTGTGTATAATAGGCGCACCGTCTTCAATGGGTTCATTATTTTGAATAATGCGTTCCATTTTTGTTTCGATTGTTTCGCCTTCTACTCGTTCTTCTCCCTCCAAGGAAGTTGAATCATAATAAGGTATTTTATACATTTTACAGGTTTGGGATTACTTTAGCACTCATTTTGCGACGGCACGTTACGTTATTTCCAATTTGGATCCAAAAATTTTGGCTATCTAGTTGGGTTTCTGCGAATACGTTGTTGAATTTGCTAGGGTCGATATATGTGGTAATATCTTTAACTCCGTTTGGTACTCCGCTTTGAGTGAACGCTTGTTCGTACCTCCTATTAAGAGTCATAAACATTTCTCTATCTTCCATTGCAAAGTTTCCCCGGCATCGGTTTGTGTTTGTCATATAATTTACCCAAGCCGGTTGTTTACCTGCTGATTTAAATTGAGTTACGAAATTTCCCGGTGCTACTTCTTGTACTACTGTATCAAAATAGGCCATTTGGTCTGTAACTAAATCTTGGTACCCAATTGCGTCTAATGCGGGCTTATGGAAGTCGTTCATAGTTTTTAGATTAGTGTCCCATTGGTTACCTTGTGAGTAATCAATTCTTGGTGTTAAACTAACGATTCCCATAATATAACTAGGTTCGTTACATTTAATCCTTACTTTTCCACCTTTATCTTTTCCTGTCATTCTTCCACGTCCTGCAAGTGTTCCGAGCGGCTGGTCGGGTTGTGCGCTTGTATTAATTACTTCCTCGAATGCTAGTTCTCGAATTAACGATCCGTGGTAAATTGGATTTTCTACACTTCGAGCTCTTTCGTGTGTGTATACTGCATCTAGCCAATCATCGTATGTTCCTCCACTAATCGCAATTCGATTAAGCATTGTATATACTTTGCTTGCTAGGTTTAGTGCATCAATTGTAAAGCTATTTCCTACTGTACTAACTCTTGTCACTTCATTAACTCCATTTGTTCCTGTAATCCATTCAGTCTGAATCCAGTTGTTAAATAAGTCTGACTGATATGTTTTTACTACTAATCCTTGTTGTGAAGATGTCATACTGTATCCACCTGTTCCTTTAATTAAGTTTAAACTATAAGGCGTTGGTGTTGTTCCTGCTGATGTTATTTGGAATGCTCCTTGTTGGTTAACTGCTGCTAGAATGTTTGCTCTCATTGTGTCAATGTTTGCTAGTGGGAAAGCTACTAATTGAGGTTTATTGTTTAATAAACTTCTACTGCTAATTGCTAATGTTAATGGACTAACTGCATTATAGCTTGTTGGTCTTGCGCTTGGATTATATCCACTCATTACAATTGTTGCGTATGTTACATTTGATCCTCCACCTACTGTACCTCCATATGTTACGTTAATGATACTAAACATTTGATTTGGTGTTCTTGCTCCTAGGTTTGTACTAAAGAAATTTGCATCGAAGTTAAAATCGGGTTTACTTCCTACAAATTCTGCAGGTAGTAATACTGTTACTACACAACGTAGTTCTGTTGCTGATGCAATTCCTGTTACGCTTCCTCCGTTTAATGAACCTAGAAACTGATTTGTAGTTGCATTATATAGATTAACATCTGTAACTGTTGCTGTTGTTGCTTGTGTCATTGGGTTGTGTACTACATATGCGTTTGTTTCTTGTTTGTTTGAATAATATTGCTTAAAGATATCATAATAAGCAATGTATGGTATTGCATTAAATTCTCTAACGATATCTACGGTTTGTCCCGGGAAATTTGTTCCTAGTCCCCGAATATTTAAGTAACTAAATATACTTGAAGGGTGTACCTGTGTTGCTGCTCCGTGTGACGATGTATAACTTGCCTTTAGTTGCATTTGTGGTAACTTGATTTGACTCATATTCATACCAATATTTAAGGCATTCATATGCAGTTTGGCTTGGTATAGTCTAATTGGTACCTCGAAGATGTCTAGTTGTACTTTATAGCTTCCGAATAGTGGGCCAATTGTTGGAAGTGTCATAACTTCACATTCGAGATCAATGTCCCAAGAATCACCCGGTAATCCCACTTCACTCATAAATGGGATTAGTGTTCCTGCTGCTGCGCTTGTTCTAAATACATAACTTAAGTCGTGTGTAGACCTGTCGTATGTTTTGTCTGAATAGACTTGTTTACCGCCTGCGCCTAGGCGTTCTCCTCCTAATGTTGTTTTCATTTTTTTTCAGTTTTAAGTTTTAGTTTTCTTTTAATTTTTGTTCGATATTTTCTAGCTTGTCTAACGATTTGCAATAATCGTTTATTACTATCATTAAGTTTATTAGATTCTTCCAATTTATTTCTTTAATTGCTGATTTTGCCTCTTCATATGTTTCATAGTCTTCTGAAACTTTATAGTTTCCAAGTGTTGCGAAGCATTTACCTTCTGTTTCTACTACTACGAATGGTGTATTTTCTACTTCTGTTCTCTTTATTAATTCGTTTTTTTCGTTTACTTCTATTGTATTCATTTTATTAGTTTTAAGTTTTCGTTAAATTGAATTTTTATAGTTTTATTTAATTTCTATTTTTTCATATTATTTATTTAAATTTTATATTTTACCTTTTCAGTTTGAATTGGTTTGTGGTGCTAATATATAGTGTCGCTGTCATAACTGCAACCACGGTACGAATTTTTAATTCGTGGCGGGGGTGCGGTATTCATTTTATCGTCTTAATATACTCTTTTTGCTTTAATTTTCTTCGTTTATGCTCATATTTTATAGCTTCCCAATTTTTAATGTCGTTTCCGTATCCTAGTCGGCTATTAAGTTGTTGTGCTTCTTTTAAAACGTTTATATAGTTTTGTTCGCCTTCCTCTGTTGATATGTCTATTTTTTGACCTAGTATATATCTTTCATTTTTATCTAGTTTTTCTAGCCAAAGTAATTCTCTTTCTTCTTCTGAATATATTTTGTTTCTATAATATATTGGTAATGCTAGTTTTATTCCTTGTCTAGTTGTATATGTTTCTTTTGTATTTTCAGATTTATATTTATTTAGATCACTATCTGCCCTTTTAATATAGTTTGAACCTATGCCTGCGCTTGTGTGTAGTTTGGGTATGTATTCTTTATGTTGTTGATCACCTTTATGTAAGTATTTTACTACATAATTAACTGTTTTTTCGTTGCATCTGTTACCTATATATACATTTCCGTATTTCCATATTTTACTAATTTCATCTGCTTTATCCGTAAAGATTATTCCGTGTATATGTATTCTTTCAGTATTTGTTTGTCCTAGTTCTGTTGTTAGCCAATGTTTAACAGACTTTTTATGGTGTTTTCTCCAAAGTTCCAAAAAGTGTCTTATTGCGTATGTTGCGATTTCATTGTCTAATTGGTATCCATTTGCATTAGTTTTTAATTTTTTGTGTATTTCGTTTAATTTTTCATTACTAAAAGATAGTGTTACGAATTTTCCACTCTGATCGTGCCTTAATTCTTCTTGTAGTCTTACGCTCCAATTTCTAGCTTTTTGTTTTCTGCACTCAATACACCGTGTGCAGCCAACAGCTACGTAGAGTAACCGTTGGTCTGCTGGTGCCGGTGGGGGGTTATAGTTATTTTTCTTCGTTGGTTTGTATCTTTTATTATCAATTAATTTTGGATATAAACACACTATCGAACTATTGTAGGTTGTGAATATGTTTTTCCTTGTACTGTTTGTGGTGGTGTTTTTGTCGGTATCATTTTCTTTCCGAATGCATCTGTTAGACCTCTGTTTACTGTACCTAAAATATTTGCTGCTCCTCCTAGTTCTGCTGCGTATCTTAAGGCATTTGAATGCATTTCAGCATTCTTTCCGCTTTGTTCATTGTTCAATTCAGCTATTGTATAGTTTTGTGCTAGTTTTTGTACTTCTAGATCGTACATTTTTAACATATTATCTAGTTGTCCTTTTGTTAATTCAGTCTGTGCTTTTGTATATAATGATTGAAAGAATGAAGTTGCTACTTGTTGATTGTTTAATTTAATTTGACTATTTATTAATTCTTCTTTTTTATTGTTTTCAATATTAGAACCTCTTGTCTGTTCAATTATTTGTAGATTACTATTTTTGATTTTTTCAAGTTCTTGTTCTACGTTTTCAATTTTAAATTCTTTTGTTTTATCGTTGATATACAAATCAATATTTTTTAATGCGTTGTCTATTGCTATTCCTTCACGTTTGACGTTTTCCGTTTGTACTTGACTTATTATTAGATCTGTACCTGCTTTTAAGTTGTTTATTTCGCTTTGCAGTTTATCCCCTCCTCTACCTTCTTTGTTGTCTGAATCTACGTTTAGATTTCTTGCTTGTGCTTCTTTCAATTTTATATCTGCTGCTGCGCTTGAAGCGTTTACAATATCAATATAATTTGGCGTTGGTGCGCTTCCTGCTGCTGCTGAACCTCCACTTGCTGAACCTCCTGTTTGACTTCCTAACGTTGAACCGCCCATACCTCCTTTTCCGTATAATAGCGAAGCGTTTAGACCTGCATCTTTTAACATTCCTAATTGAGCTCCCGGTCCTGTACGTTTGAATGTGTCCATTTGTATTTCTTGCCCTTGTTCATTTAGTTGTCTTTGTTTTTCATATTGTTGTTGGTTTAGTGTTTGTTGGTTTTGTAATTGTAAGGCCATTAGATTTTTTTGATCTGCTAACGCTTTTTTACGTTGTCTATTGTTGTGGATCCAAGATCCTATCGTTGTTCCTGCTGCTACTCCTAATTTTAGCAATAACGGTAATAATGGTGCTGGCATTTTGTTTAGTTTAAATTGTTTGTTTTCGTGCTTTTTTTAAAAGCTTTTATATTTCCTTGGTATATATGAATACGTGCGTACTACTTGTTTAAATAAAGGGGGGATTTTACTCCCCCCTTATCACGTCACGTATTGGCTACGGTTTCCGTATTTTCATTTTCATTGCCTTCTACTAATTTTAGATGACCATACTTTTCGTCGCGTTTAGCGGTTACGCTTGCTGCAACTTTATCCATTGCGTCAGCTGCAATTTCAAATCGGTCTGTTCTAATGTTGTATGCTGCAATTACTCCTTCTTTACGTTCTGTGTGTATAATAGGCGCACCGTCTTCAATGGGTTCATTATTTTGAATAATGCGTTCCATTTTTGTTTCGATTGTTTCGCCTTC